TTTAATAGTATTCTTAAAGGTAGATAAGCAGTAACTTTAGTCTTTCTTGCTTGTTTATCGAATATACTAGATATATAGTTTATATAATTTTTTTGAAATAAAGAGTTTGGATTGTACAGTAAACTATTTTCATCCATCTCTCCTCCAAAATTTAAAGTATTACCAGAACTAGAAAAAGTCCCTACATTAGAGTTAGATGGTCGTTTATAATTTGTTATTTCTGTTGTTCCGTTCCAAAATATAGCCTCGTCAGCGTTTGTATTTCTACAATACAATAAAAGGGGCGCTCCTATAGTTGGTTCTAAGTTACTATCTAACAAAGAGCCTTGTGTTACATTAGTCAATGTACCTCCATCGCTTAAACGCTCGTACATCATCTTTTCAAAGTCTACTTCTATATTGTAAGGCTTTCCATCAAATTCGGTGTCAACTGGATTAATATTACCAAAGTCATCATCTTGAATTTCGTCAGATGCTTTTACTAAAAAGTATTCTTTGCTTTTAAATTTAAAATCTATCTGTTTAAATTGCAGTAGTTTTCCTATGCTTGATTTATCTACGTCTACAAACTCTGTAATGTTGTAAGTAGTTCCAGCATTATAAAAGTCTTGCAAAGACCTAACTACTATAATACCATTTTCTTTATATGCTGTTAGATTAAACATTTTAAACAAAGACGTCATAAAGTCTATAACCTTCATTTGAGGCACTTGACGAGACACAATAAAAGAGTTTTGTATTGAGGAAGATGGAAAGTCATAAGCCGCACTAGTTGTGTTAAAGTTTTGTGTACTATATACAACACTTAAAGACTGACTTGCTATTGTTAAGGTGTTTTCAGATATAACAGTAAAAAACATATCTTCTGACAAAGCACCCCAATAAGTGTCAAATATTAAAGTATTAACCCCAACACTACTAAATTCTTGTTCTGCAAAAAGATACCCATTTGAGCCCGTAATTCTTACTGTTACTGGTGTAGCTGCTGATAGTGTTATAGTGTATGTAAAATCAAAAAACCCACCAACAGAACCTAAAGGTCTCATATCATTACCAGAGTTTAATGTTAAATCATTAATAAAGCTATTAGTAGTAGTTAACACAGCACCAGTAGTTAAAGCATTACTCACATTGCCAGCTGCTCTATGGAGCAACATATACATTTTTCTAAAATCAAAGGAGTTAAAAAAGTCATTACTAAATGTAAGGTTATACTTTAACTCTATCGCTTCTATTATCTTTCTAATTCTTAGAGCTGGTTTTAAGTCCGTATAAACTAAGCTATCACTTCCGCTTTGATACTTTCCGTTTGTGTGTATATTAAAGTATTTGCTATGTGTTACAAGAGGAAACGCTACATCCAAATCTAATGGACTTTGAAACTTAGCTAAAACAGTTGCGTCGTCATAAGTAAAATTTAAACTATCTGAAAATGGCAAAGAACTTAAATCATCTTCTTTCATTAAATCCTTCAGCTCTACTATATCCCCAAAGAAGACAACCTTATAAGAATAAGCCTTATTATCTTTTAAGTCAACTGTGTTTAATCTAATCTTACCTTTTCTAAAATCAACTCCGTTTAGTTTTATTATTGCATCTACTTTAAACCTTGCATCAAAACTATTTAGAACATCAGTATCTTGATATTGCTTAAAAAACTTGTTGTTATTTTTAGAAGCTGGCAAGTTAAACTGTTGTGAGAATGTTGTGAATATCTTAGATATATCTTTAACATCTTGTATGCTATCAGAAATGCTTACGCTTTCATCTTTGAATAAATCCATCTTAACGTAGTCAGTATATATACGATAATCTTCTCCGATTGTCATTATATCATTATCAAGCGTTACTTCAGTAGCTGAGTCAATAGCTGTTATCTTTGCAGTAGTGTTGTCTGTTGTGTTTTCTACCACATCCCCAACCACTATTAAAGTTGTGAAATCTGCTGAGGCATCTACTAACTTGTTTGTAGTTGTAGCACTAGCAATCCCTTTAGCTAAGAACTGACTCCGTATATATAACTCTATTATCTGCATCTATCTAATATCGTTTATTGTGTTGTTGGCAAACTCGACCTCTATAGTGTAGTTTATTATTTTGTCGTTTAGGTGTGTTTTATATGCTAAACTTGTTGAAGCGATGTTTATAGGTAATGTCTTAAAGTCTATTTCTATCCAGCACTCCTCACTTAGTTCAAGCTGTTTAAATACCTCGTTATAATCTTCTGGATAATATCCCGTGTTTAATGTAATCTTCTCACTTCCTTGTTTAGTTAGTATTGTATCTTGGTGCTTGTTTATTGAATAACTAGCTCCACTAACTATGTTTCTTTTAAAGGATTCTTTTTTTGTTGTTAGTGTTTTATCACTTCTCTTAAAAAACCAGATATCTTGTAAAGCACCAAACTTATTTACAAACGTTACTTTATAAGGTTCGTATTTACATTCCTCAACGTTTTGTACTTTTAAAATCTTAACTCTAGTAAATGTACCATCTGAATATGTAACGTGTATAGAATCACAGTCCATTAAAATAAACTCGTCTTCTAATCCTTGAATACAGATATTATCTTCAAAAGAACCACCATCTGAAATAACTCTGTCCTCAAAAGAATCAGCTCCATTAACTCCATTTGTGACATACCTAATTTGCTCGCTACTTAAAGAGCTTTGAGTTAAATTAATAGTTCTAACAATTTCTCCGTTTAATAAATATGCTACTGAAGCAGTTATAGAATTGTCAACACCAAATACAACGGGAGAATCATCTAGCTTTAAAATAATGTCATTACTTATATAAACTGCACTATTGTTTTGTGGGTTAGCACCATCTTCAAAATACCCATAGCCATTAAATGCTTTTCGGTAAGTATAACCACTTATTGTTTGAGCTACCCCGTTTATAGTCTGAGTTGTTCTGTAGTCTACCCAAAGAATACCAGTAGCATAAGTTCCATCAAATGTTTGAGAAACATAATCTTTAACAAGTTCGCCTATCTCAAATGTGACTTCGTTATTAACTGCAAACCCTTCAAGGTTATAAGTAGGTGTTGTTGGTCTATCAGTTATCCTTGCACCAGTATAGATATATATTTCTATTGCTGTACTATTTAAGCCTGTTACAGTCCCAGTAGTTATATAGTGCGGACTTCTTACGTTTATGTTGCTCATTTCTTGTTTAAATTTACTTGTATTTGTTTTTCTAGTCCTATTGAATATGCTTTTACTAATTCGTCTGGTAATCGTTTAAAGGCTTTTGTAAATGGTTTAGTAAAGAACATACTGGCTTTGATACCAGTTTGATATATACTTCTCGTTATTATAAAAGCAGTACTGTCATAACTTAAGAACCTCCCGCTCTTTTTATCCCTAAACTGAATACCTTTACGCCTTACCCATTTATCAATACCTTTTGTAAGCCCTCCCTTTTTACCGCTACCAGTACCAAATCTATATGGGCTGTTTGGTGCTTTATCTTGTTTACTCTTACCCTTAACACCTAAATCTTGAAACGTTCCATAATCCTCCATTTCAAAGCTCAAGCTGAACCCTTTAGCTGTCTGCTCTACATTATACCCTAAACTATTATATAAGTCCCCAGAGGCTTTCTTACCGCCCTTAGTTAAGTTACTACGTGATTGTTGTATAACATACTTAGCAAAGCCATTAAGCGAGTCTTGGGCTTCTTTGTTTAGCATATTGTTATATCATTAGCTACTAGCACATCCATAGTCGCAGTCCATCCAGCTACCTTATTTTCAAATCTATCATAGAAAGGCTCACAGCTTGCATCCCCATCTAAAGCATATTGACTACTATACAAATCCCCTTTACGCAATACCATAACTAACTTATTCAAAACCCCTAACTGTGTGTTAAGTATATCTTGCTCATCGTTATTACCTCTAAATATATCAGTTGTCTCTTTTTTGCTTTCGTCCACAACATCCATAGAAAGTACAGAGATGTTAAACCTTAGTACAGACTCCTCAGCAGTTACGTTATTAATTATAATGTGGCTTAATGGAAAGATACTTTGCTTTGCTAAGTCAATGTCGTATATATCCCCAGTAGTTACTGTGTTTACATTTACATCGCTTAGTAATTGTGCTTCTATTGTTTCTGTTAGTAAGTAGAAACCTCTTATTCCCGTTTGGCTCATTAGAATTTGTTTTTAATTTGTCTAGCTTCTATTTCGTTTTTCTCTTTTGTATATGTTAAGAATGTCAAACATTCGTGTACGTTTAATTTAGTGATATCTTCAAACCTTGTAATATCTCCATTAGCGAGCCCATAGATTGAATTGTACCACCCCCATTTGGAAGTGAAGTTAGATAGTGCGCTAAGTTCTCCTCGTTGGCTTCCTTCGAAAAGTTCAGCATAACTGTCGATAAGTCCCTCCCTAAATCGTAAAAAAAAACTATAGCTCCTAGTACTGCATCTAATGGGTAGTTCTTAGCATCTTCGCTGAGGTCTGGGTCGTAGTCTTTAATCTTATACCTATTCCCTTGCTTTAAATCAATAGGTCTATATAATACATTCATTGCTCTGTGTAGGTTATCGTTATCCCCTATAAAGGTGTCTAAGTCTACATACTCGCCAAAGCTCATATCTTCTAAGCTAGGGATAAAAGAATATTCTTGCTTTCCTATTTTAAAGCTGTTTATTAATTGGTGTTTAGTATCAAACATATTATTTAAGATATTGCAGATGTCCACTATATCAGTAGCTTTCATATTCCTAACCACTATGCTAGGCACTTCACAAAATATCTCAATCATCTTAGATTGTATCTCAGACTCATTTGTAACATCTAGCTTTGAAAACTTTTGGTATTGCCCTAGAGTTATCTCGTTTAGTGTTGTAGGTATGTTTAATTTTACTTCCATATTGTTGTACTTATTAATATATAAACAATTTTAAATTATTTTAGTAACTAAGATACTGTATATCTTCCAAAGTTTGGTCTGCTCATTATTGAGTAAGTAGCATAACGCACAGCATCTATTAAGTGATTGTTCTTATCTATTGGTGTGTTGGTTAGCTTTCCACTTCTATCCTCTAGCCATTTGTAGTTCCTAAACTCCATTATTAGATTATCGCTATCGCTTACTAAGTGTATCTTATATCGCTTTAAAAGGTCTATACCAGCAGCTATACTATTCTTGCCTTTAAGACTTGGCTGTATGTTATGACCCATTCGTCTTAGTTCTTCTATTAGTCTAGGTTCTGCTGCATCGAAATAGATTGTATTACGTCCAACACCCTCTTGCTTAAAATGGTCGCTTAAATCCTTTGTAGTCATCATAGTCCTATATAGGTGTTCTTTGATATATAGGTTATGGTCTTTCTTGTAAACAGAGCATAAGGTGCTTGGGTCGTTTGTATATCCTGCATCAGCTCCATAGCTTACAAGCTCAGCATCGTGTGGTATGTGTGGTACTTCAGTATAGTTGAATATAGTAGCCTTAGATATACCTTTCTCTCCTAGTCCGTATATTTGCCAATATTGTTCGTCTGTCTCTTTTAAGCGTTCTATCTCTTTTACTATACTAGTGTCTAGGAATTTATTATCTAAGTATGTGGTCTTATAAAACTCTACATCGTCTCTAGTTAGCACTTTGTCGTATAACCAATGGTATTCGTCTGAAGGATTGTAGTCTACAACTATCTTCTCAGTTGTTCTAAATACTAACTGCTGCCAGTCCTCATAGTCTAGCTCGTTAGCTTCATTTATAAAAAGAAACTCTCTCTTACGTCCTCTAATCTTCTGTGGCTGGTCTACGCTTATAAACTCTACTAAGTTTCCGTCTAGGTTATATTCGCTATTGCTCTTATTGTGGTTTGCTTCATTATACTTTTTATGAACCTTAAGTATCTCTATGAAGTCTCTCATTACAGACGAGCGTACTGCTGGGAATGTCTTTCTACAAATAGTTATAGTTTTACCTTTGTTCTCTTGGCAATAGTGGAAAATAATATAGAGCAGAATGTTGTAAGTCTTTCCAGACCTAGTCCCACCTTGCTCTACTACTATCTTAGTTTGACTGTCTAAGAGATGCTCAAATACTACATTAACGTTTACTTCCAATTATCTGTGTATCTTAATATTTATCTCTTTGTCTGTTGTATCGTGTTTAACTTCTCTCTTTGTTCCGTTTAATCTATGTGCTTCGTCATCATCTGCTATGAGTTTCATTAGCCCAATTTGCAATGTTGCGTTATCGCTTGCGTACCATTTAGCTCGCATAGATATCTTCATATTAATTCTATTCTTTGCTAATTCGCTTTTTATATCGTTACATTCTTGCAATTTATGGTCATAGAAGGCACGCTTACTAAATCCAGTATAAGCCATTATATCGCCTATAAATATTAGGTTATGCTTTTTAATCACTTCAATGCTTTCCTTTCTTAAGTCTTCTGTATTGTATGCCATAGTCTATGTATTGTATTAATATATAAACATAATTACTTTTTTTTAGTTATAGCTTAAAGCTGGATTGTTTACTTTAGTCTTTATTAATGCTCCTTTAACTTCTGTTATGGTCTTAGGAACTACTCTATTTTCTAATGACTTGTTAAATATATTTAGTCTTGTGTCTATAAACTCTTTTAGTGTATTTTCATCCCACTCAATAAATATGTCTAGTGTATCGTTTACTAGTTTTTGTTTATATGTTGAGGCAGTTCTAGTTTTTAGTTTGTCTATTGTTATTAATAATTCTGTTATTTTTGCCTCGTATTTTTTCTTTTCGGCTCTATGTATTGACGTTGCTGTTTCTAGGTCTATTACTGTTGGGTCTTTATAGAATCTTCTTACTTTTTTATATATCTTTAAGTCTTTTGGTTCTATTGTGTTAAAAGTTCTAGCGTGATAGTAAGCAGCATCGTGTTTAATTCCTACTAACTCTCCAGTTGCTTGTAATGTAAAACCCATCTCTCTAGCTAGTTTGCAATATACTTTCCTAGCATAAGAATAGTCTCTTTCTCTATTTCGGTCTGCTATGTTTATATTGTATTCTTTGTCTATTATATCTTTTAATTGTTCTAGTTTCATATCTATATTTTGTTATCTATTACTTCTATTAAGTGTCTTAGTTCGCTTCGTTCCCATTCTCCTAGTTTAACTCCATTGATTAGGAATTTATAGTAGTCTTTTCTTTCTGTTTCTTTTAGTTCTATATTTATGTACATATTAATCTATTTTATTAAATTCTGCGGTTTGTGTTTCTATTAGTTCGTCTTTGTTTTTAAAGTAGTTATCTACTAGGGCATCTATCATAACCAGCTCGTCAATAGAAGCTGTTTTAATCTTGTGTATTAAGCCATCTATTTTGTTTAGTACATTAGTACACATCTCGGGGTTGTTGTTGTATATTATGTTAAAGCCTTGCTGATACTCTGCTTCTAGTATCTTAGATGTTTTGTTTACTTGGTGCTTTACGTTCTGTCTAAAGCCTTTACTGCCTTGTAGCTCATCATTTGCCTCTAGTAGCAATTGGCTTATTAGCACGCTCTTTAAGTAGTTTAAGTGTCTGTCGTTTATTGGTTCACTTGTTTCTTCTTGTACGCCTCTTATATCTTCTTGGTGTTCTAGTTCTTTTTGTTCCATATCTTTGTAGTATTTTATTTGTTGTTCTCTATCCATTGTTCTTTCTGTTCCCTTAAGTATTCTATCTCACGTCTTAAGTAGTCGGCTGCTTTTTCTAAGTCTTTAAGCTCATCGTCTTTCTTACCGCTTCTGCAAATATACTTAATTATATTGCCTCTGTTAAAGTTTAACTCATAATCTTTGATAAAGTCTATAACGTCGTATCCTTTTCCGTTCTCGTAATGTAAATAGGTTGCTCTCATTTTGTTTTGTTTTTATAATAATGCTAATATTCTTAAATCTTCTTTTATATCTTTAATCATTGCTACTGCATCTTTGTAGTCCTCGTTCTCTATTGCTTCTAGTACTATGTCTAGGTCATATATAAATCTTATCATTTTAAAATAGTTCTGTTTGTTTTACGTTTTGTTTTTTTATTATTCCTATTGCTGTTTCTAATATTGTTTTACCAGCTTCATAGTCTACCAAGTTTCGTGCTATTTTATCTCGTCTTTGTTTTCCTTTATATTTATAGAAATCGTAATTGTGAAACTCACACCATTTTGTTATTTCATTAGTTACACCATTCATTAACCCTTTTCCTTGTTTTCTTTCATTTAATGCACTTGGCAAATTAAAGTTTGTCCAATACAAATGTCTTCCCCTTTTCTTTGCAGGTATTAAAGGTTCATAATAAGGTGTTACATTTTCAACTACATATTTACCTTCAAAGTGATTGTCTAAAAATATAACTTCTTGATATAATTTCATATCAGGATATAAAGGAATAAAAGCATCAGTTGTTTTTTGTGTCATTCTTACTTTACTATGTGTTGGGCAAGGTGGAGAACTCCATATAAAATCAAATTCTTTGTAATGGTCAAGCAGGTATTGGTGTGCATCTGCTACAATCACTTTATCGTTTGGAAAACGTTCTTGGTATAGTTTAGCAAGTTCTTCATCCCATTCAACCGCTGTTACTTCTACGTCTGTTACTTCATCCCACTTATATCGGTTTCCACCTAAACAAGCATATAAATTTAATATTTTCATTCTGTCCTTAGTTTTAGTAAGTGATAACACTCAGCATACTTCTGACGTGCTTTGTCTTTATAATCTTGTTGAAACAACTCTAACATCTTTCTAGTATATTGGTATTTAGTATCACATTCTTTTAAGTATTTCTCTGCATATTTTTTACCCTTACCTTTAAAGTAGTTCACATTGTCTGCTGTATCTCCAATTATCATTTGCTCGTAGAAGTTAAATAAAGCCTCGTCTTCGCTTATATCTAAAACCTCCTTATGTTTGTAGTGGTAGTTATACATAAGGCAAGGGAACTGCTTATAATCCTTGTCTATGCTTACTATCATCACATTGTCTCTACCTACTTCGTTTGACAATGCTTTCCAGTATCTGGCTACCATATCGTCTGTCTCTATACCATAACCCCAAACGCTATCGTATTCATCTTTTACGAATTGGTGCATCTCATCTAATAAAGGTGGCAGCTCTTGCTTCTTTCTATTGGCTTTATATACTGGTGTTATTAGCTTTCTAAAGTTTCCCTTTGAACCGCTAAACGTTATTACTCTTTCAATAGGGTACATATCCTCTAGCTTGTTTACAATGCTCATAAATTGCTCGTCAAACTTAGCTTGTGCATCTTCTATATCTCGATAGTACTTATCGTCTTCTGGCTTATCTCGTTTCTTATAACAAGAAGCAAATATTAAACTGTCTGCATCTACTAGTAGTATCATTCTATATCTAGGTTATAACACACGTTAGAACAATATGTGTCTCCGTTTGTTTGTGTTCCACAGCATCTACATTCTGTCTCAAAATCTGGTGCATCTATATACTCATCCCATTCGTTCATATCTCGTATTGTTTTAGTTTGTTTTGTAATACTTCTATTTGTTCTTGCAGTTGTGTTATTGCTTTGTTCTTATCAGCTCTAATCATTCCTACACGTTTTACTAGAACATCGTTCTCTATGTTTAATTGATTGACGTACTGTCCTATCTCATTCATACCCTTTACAAAGTTTCTTAGGTCTTTGTTAGCTGGCTTAGCATCACGCCATTCTATTACTTTCTCAGCAATATGATTAAACCAAAGGTTATAGGATTGTTTTTGTAGTAACGTCATTATACTGAGAGACCTATTATAAAGCCAATAGTAATTAAGCTACCAGCTAGAGCTATTATTAGTAAAAAATCTAACTTTGTTTGTGCTTCTTCTTCTAGTTTCTCTAACTCTTTCTTAGTATAAACTTCAATTCGTTTATCTTTTACGTCAATGTGTAATCCAGTTTTTGTCTTTTTCATAATGTTTGTTTT